CAATATCGATTACAAGCAATGAAGTTGATAGTGTACTGGGATTTTTCAAAAAAAGAAAGTTTGACGATAGTGCAGCTATTGCTATAACTACAGTATTATTACAACAAGCTAAATCTGAAAATAAAAATATATTCGAGTTACTAGATAGTTTAAAAGGTTTAGATGAGGTAAAACTTAGTCAGCTGGTAGCTGCTATTTTAAATAACAATAGAAGCAAAGTAAGTGCTCTTGGTTATACAACCGATTATCAGATTGTAACATATGAAAACAGAAATGTTGTATTATAATGTCACGGTTTGCACAGGGCAAATATACATTAAAAAAACCTGAAAAATATATAGGCTCTAAAACTCCTACTTATCGAAGTAGTTGGGAATTTGCTTTTATGCGTATGTGTGATACAAACGATAATATAACACAATGGGCAAGTGAAGCAGTTCGTATTCCTTACAGAAATCCTTTAAGTGGAAAGCATACTATATATGTTCCTGATTTCTTTTTAGTATACAATGATCGTACTGGCAAACAACATGTTGAACTTATAGAAGTTAAACCAGCAAATCACACATTTAAAGAACAACTTGGAAATAGTAAAGTAAATAAGTTACATTATGTAGTTAATCAAGCCAAATGGACAGCAGCTAGAGCCTATTGTAAACAAAAAGGAATGTTGTTTAGAGTTGTTAACGAAGGAGATATTTTCCATCAAGGCAAACGTAGATAAATAATAGTAGCATATTATAGGTGTTATTATGACAAAAAAACTTGAAGAAATGTTAAATCTTCCAGACAACGAAGATATTAAACAAGAAGCACAACAACAAGCGGTTGTTCAACAAGAAGAAACTTTTCGCGATATAGCAGAGTTTGATAAGATTGCAAGTGCTTTACCAGCAGTAAAAGGACTAGGACAAAAAGCAGATGACGAACTTGAAGATATTGCATCACGTGCATTAGAAGCATATGATGATTTAATGGACTTAGGAATGAATGTTGAAAGTCGTTATGCAAGTAGAGTATTTGAAGTTGCTGGAGGAATGTTAAAAACATCACTGGATGCAAAAGTTGCAAAGATGGATAAGAAACTAAAAATGATTGACTTGCAACTTAAAAAAGAAAAAATGGATAGAGACAGCAGCCCCGGAGATGGTAATATAGTAAACGGTGAAGGCTATGTTGTTTCAGATCGAAATAGTCTTTTAGAGAAGTTAAAAGACATGAACAATGATAAATAGTAACATAACGTAGGATACAATAATGAAAAACTTTGCTGATTATTTAACTGAAAATAAAAAGACATATGATTTTAAGATTGGCGTAGCTGGAGAGCTACCTGAAAACTTTGAAGATATGCTTGAAACCAGTTTACAAAAATACGGATGCTCGCAGATTGCAGCCGGTAAGAAAACACCGATACAAGAACGTCCGTTAGATTTTCCACAGTTAGAAAACTGCGAAGCTACATATTTTGAAATAAGCTGTACATACCCAACAACAGTACAAGTACTATCAGAGTACATTGGACAATGTTGTGGTGTTAAACAAAGTCATATTATTGTACGTAATCCAAATGAACCATTAGATACATATCAAGATGAATCATCGTCTGATGTATATGTTGCAAAACTAACAGTTGAAGAACTAGGAGGTGAAAGCGCACAGGATATGGCAGGCGAAAATAGAGTAATGGACCTACTAAAAGAATTAGAGACAGCTCGTAAAGAACAGTCAGGAGACTAATATGAAAAAAGTAAACGAAGCTAATATGAATATTAGTGTAAATGGTGAAAGCGCAGCAGAAGTATCAGAACTTCTACGCATAATGCAACTAGCAGGAGCTGATGCTAAAGAAGTTAGTATCGATGATATAAATCCTAGACCCAAGCCAATGCCAATGCCATCACCAGGTGGATGCGGAGGCGGCGAGCCGTCGATGGCAGATACTATTAAAATGATTTCAAAAGAAGAAGACGATTACGATGGCGATTTTGGCGATGCAACTACAGAACCAGATGCTGAATATATGAGATCAAATGCAGGCGATGTAAGTGATATGATTCCAAGTGGTGATGATTTACACAAAGATAAAGCATCGTACCCAGCAACAGCAGGCGGCGATAATCCAATGAATACTAAAGAAAGTATTCATGCAATGCTTGCAAAAGCACTTGCTGAAAAGAAAAAGCCAGATGCAAACAAAAACGGTATTCCTGATTATGCTGAAGATGGTGAAGGTCCAAATGATCTTGCTAAAGGTAAAAAGTCTAAAGGTATCCAAGCAATGATAGATGCTGGTAATGCTAAAGCAGATGCTGAAGCAGACGATGAAGATGTTGCTGAATATGATGTTCCAAGTAACTTTGAAAACAAGCACAAAGACATCAACAATCTTGGACGCAAAATGATGGACATGAGTTCAAATATGAGTGGCACAGATGACACTAGTTTAATGATGGCAAATGCACTTTCAAGACTTGGCGAAGTATTAGCTGAATTTGGAGGCAGTGGATTTGCTGCTAACAATATGGCAGACGTTATTAAGAAGTCGTCTTTGAATAAAGAGATTGTTCAAATGCTAATGAAAAAAGCTAAAGAAGATTCTAACTCTAACGAATCAGTATACGAAGCAGCAGATAAGATGCCATCAAAAGCAGAAGTAATGAAGTGTTGTAAAGAAGGTATGAGCAAAGCAGATTGCTGCAAAAAGTATCCAGATTGCGACCAAACAAAACTTAAAGAGATGTATGAATCTTGCATGAGCGAGATGAAAGACAAATAAGAACGTTCTACCGACTGAGCGAACGGACCCAAATAGCACCTACGGGTGCTATTTTTTTCTATAAATAATATTATGGCAGCATCATTAGACGGCGTCTTAATCAAAAAGGCGAATAGAAAAGAAACATTTACAGAAGAACAAATAGCAGATCTTTTGGCCTGTATGGATCCAGATACAGGATACTTGCATTTTTCTCGTAAGTTTGCATATATTCAACATCCTACAAAAGGAAAACTATTATTTGATCCTTATGAATATCAGTTGGGATTAATGGATAGTTATCACAGTTTTAGATTCAACATAAACATGATGCCACGTCAAACTGGTAAAACCACTTGTGCTGCAATCTACTTGGCATGGTTTGCAATGTTTAATCCAGATCAAACTATTCTTATTGCAGCACACAAGTACACAGGTGCACAGGAGATTATGTCACGTATACGCTTTGTGTATGAAACTTGTCCTGATCATATTCGTGCTGGTGTCACAAGTTACAACAAAGGCAGTATAGAGTTTGAAAACGGAAGTAGAATAGTTAGTCAAACAACCACAGGCAACACAGGACGTGGTATGAGTATATCATTACTATACTGTGACGAGTTTGCATTTGTTATGCCTAACATTGCGGAAGAATTTTGGACATCAATATCACCTACACTAGCAACAGGTGGTCGTGCTATTATTACAAGTACACCTAACAGTGATGAAGATACGTTTGCTACTATTTGGAAACAAGCAGAACAAAAGTTTGATGAATACGGCAACGAACAAGACGTAGGCATCAACGGATTTCATAGTTTTATTGCTGAATGGCACGAACACCCTGACAGAGACGAAGAATGGAAGAAAGAAGAAATAGGACGTATCGGCGAAGAAAAGTTTAGACGTGAATACGGCTGTGAGTTTTTGATCTTTGACGAAACACTTATCAACAGTATCAAACTAGCAACAATGTCAGGTGTTAGTCCTATTATTAATATGGGCCAAGTAAGATGGTACAAAAAACCTAGTCCAAAAAGATCCTATGTAGTAGCACTTGATCCAAGTATGGGTACCGGTGGAGATTATGCTGCAATACAAATCATAGAACTTCCTGGATATGAACAAATAGGTGAATGGCAACATAATCTTACAGCTATACCAGGACAGGTTAGAATACTTGCTGATGTGTGCAAATATATTGAAACCGAAACTAGATCAACTAATAACATATACTGGAGTGTAGAAAACAACGGTATCGGCGAAGCATGTTTGTTAGTTATAAATGACTTTGGTGAAGAAAATATTCCAGGATTGTTTATCAGCGAGCCTATGAAAAAAGGACACATAAGAAAGTTTCGTAAAGGATTTAATACAACACATAGCAGCAAAACAACAGCATGTGCTAGACTTAAAACAATGGTAGAAAATGATAAACTTACTGTAAACAGCAAAGCCTTGATCAGTGAACTAAAAGCATTTATTGCATCTGGCAGTAGTTTTCAAGCCAAGCCTGGACACCACGATGATCTAGTTAGTAGTTTGTTATTGACGTTACGAATTATGAGTGTAATGAAAGATTGGGATCCAACAGTTTATGAAACCTTCAATCAAATTGAAGCAGACGAGGATTATGAAATGCCAATGCCGATCTTTGTTAGTAGCAGTTATTGATAAATAGTATACAATGAGAAATTTAGATACAGTAGCAGAACAACTTTTTAATGAGATTAGAGGCCGTTATTCCAGCGTTACTACAGGTGATGCAGAAGGAAATTTAACAAGTGCTCCTAGTCTAGCAAGATTTTACGAATTTGATTTTAAAAGTCAAAACACTAACTTGGGTAAAGTAAGCGTTTCACTAGATGAAAAATCTGGCGTAACTATAATGTACAACAAAGACTTTACAGAAGAAGTTGGAGATGAAGAAACTAAAGACTGGTTTAACTTTTTAAAACAAATGAGAATGTTTTCAAAAAAACGTTTATTAAATTTTGAAGTTAGAGATATTAACAGAACTAACTTTACAAAAAGAGATTATGCAAGCATGGCAGTAAATCGCGGAGAAACACAAATGGCAGAGTCAAAAATGTATGGCACTCACAAAACTAGCTTTCAAAAGTTTGGAAGTGCTAAACTTTCAATAAAACATACAGCTAATATTATCGAAGGCGAAAGTAGAAATAAAAAGATAGGATCTCTTTTTATTGAAAACTCACAAGGTGAAAAATTTAAATATCCTTTCAAGCATCTTAGTGGTGCAAGAGCAATGGCTATTCATGTTAGTGAAGGTGGTCATCCTTATGACGACTTTGGTAAACATATTACAAGCCTAAGTGAAGAACTTTCAAATCTCCGCAAGTTCAAAACTTACATGGGTCGTAGTAGTGTAATGGCTGAAAGTCTAGCAGAACATATGGGTACAGTAAATGAACGTATTACTACAGTCAAGAAAAGAATACAAACACTACAAAAACCTATAATGTACAAAGAAGCACTTGAAGAATTTGTAGTTATAGAAGAATCTGAAGTTCCTGCTGATGTTGCTAGTAACTGGATTGATCAACTTACTATCAAACAGTTTAATGAAGATTTAAAAGATGTATTTCCGTATATCTATAAACTAGTAGGCGAAACAACACAAGCAGACGAACTACACTTTGATGATTTGATTGCAGAAGCTAATGCACCTGCAACATCACCTCGTCCACGTGCAAGACCACAAGTTTATGATACACCAGCACAAGCAATTCAAGCTGCTGAAAAAGAAATGTCAGCACAACCAGGACAAGTTAAAACACAGTTTGAAAAAGGCGAAGACTATACAATACACCCTGTACAAGGTGGGTTTGTTTACAAGTTAGCACCAACAGTAAATATTGGCGCAGGCGCACAAACAGATACAATGCCAAACGGTTCTGTTGATGGAAGTACAAGAGGCCCAGCACCAATGGAATCACAGATTGATGCAGCATTTGATAACTTGTTAGGTCAGTTTGCAGATAACTTTACTGCACAAGTTGAAGGAGAATCACATACATGCGATTCTTGTGGTTGTGATATTGAGAATCCTAAGGAAGGTTGCGATTGTTCACACACCAACGAAGGCGAAAAGCGTTGGAAGCAAACTTCAATGGATCCGCAAGACGCAATACTAAAGTTTGGCAAGGAAAATGTAAAAGTTAAAAAAGGCGGACTTAACAATGGCGACGATATGGTATCAGTATTAGTTGATAACGACACTGACGAAGGCAATGCATACTCAGGCGCTGTAGCAAAAGCTAAAATGAATGGCGCAGAAAAAGGCGACGAAATTGATGGTCCGGACGGCGAAAAGATTGTAATCGAAAAAGACAAAACACCACTAGGCGAGTTTATACTAAGTTACTACGATAGACAACAAGGCGTATTTCCAAAAGGCGAAACTGCTGTGTTAACAATGGTTGAAAAATCATATGGTGACAAATTTGTCAAACCAGCAAGTCAGTTCATAGAACGTCTAGGTCAAGTATATGAAAAATACCAGGCACGTAAGATGGCAGACTTTACAAGAATTCAGGAGCTGGCTGGTTTAAAATAATCAGCTAACTTCTAATAAAACTTGTCATTTTTTACTTGACAAGTCATAACTAAACGTGTAGTATGTAATAGTGCTACACATAAAAGGCACAGGAGCAACACTAGTTGTTCCAACATAGGCATAACATTATAGGAGAACAGGCACTATGGCATCATTAGCAGAAATCCGAGCAAAGCTCAAAGAACAAGAAGCCGGCGCAGGCGGTCAACGCACAGGCGGTGGCGACAACGCAATTTACCCATTTTGGAATATGAAAGAAGGCGAACAAGCAACGCTGCGTTTCCTTCCTGATGGCGATCAAGACAATACTTTCTTTTGGAAAGAACGTTTGATGATCAAACTTCCTTTTGCAGGCGTAAAAGGTGAAACTGATTCACGTCCAGTACAAGTACAAGTTCCATGTATGGAGATGTACGGCGAATCATGTCCAATCCTACAAGAAGTACGTGGGTGGTTCAAAGATGCAAGTCTTGAAGACATGGGTCGTAAGTATTGGAAGAAACGTTCGTACATCTTCCAAGGGTTTGTAACAGAAGATCCACTCAAAGAAGATTCACCAGAAAATCCAATCCGTCGCTTTATTATTGGGCCACAAATTTTCCAACTAATCAAAGCTGCACTTATGGACCCAGACATGGAAGAACTACCAACAGATTATACTGCTGGTGTAGACTTCCGTTTGTCAAAAGGATCAAAAGGTGGATATGCTGATTATGGTGCAAGTAACTGGTCACGTAGAGACCGTCCACTAGGTGATCAAGAGATGGCAGCAGTGAACACACACGGCTTGTTTAATCTCAACGATTTCCTTCCTAAAAAACCAGACGAAGCTGGTGTTAAGATCTTAACAGAAATGTTTGAAGCGTCAGTAGACGGTGAAGCATATGATGCAGATCGTTGGAGCAACTATTTCCGTCCAAGCGGTATGGCTGCACGTACAGGTGATCCGCAAAAAGCGGCAAGCCCACAAGCAACGGCTGTAAGTCAAAGTGCTCCAGCACCTGCTCCAGCAGTAGACACACGCAACGATGATATTCCGTTTAAGTCTAATGAAGAAGTTGCAGCAGAAGCAGCACCAGCAACTGAAACAGCAGGCGGAGCACAAGATATTCTTGCAATGATTCGTTCACGCCAAGGTTAATAAGATAACAACACCCCCCAGGCTTGCTATAGGCAGCTCAATACCGGGGGGTTACTTACGTTTTTTAGAATAGGAGAAATACATGGCAAATAAGTCATTCGATCCAACGAAGTTTCGAAACTCGTTGACAAAAAGTATTAAAGGCATGAGTGCCGGTTTTAATGATCCAACTGATTGGATTAGTACTGGTAACTATGCACTAAACTATTTACTAAGTGGAGACTTCCGTAAGGGTATTCCACTAGGTAAAGTAAGTGTATTTGCAGGCGAAAGTGGTGCCGGCAAATCATATATTGTATCAGGTAACATTGTTAAGTATGCACAAGAGCAAGGTATTTTTGTTGTTCTTATTGATAGTGAAAACGCACTTGACGAAGCATGGCTACAAGCATTAGGTGTTGATACATCACCTGAAAAGATTCTCAAACTCAATATGGCAATGATTGATGATGTAGGTAAAACAGTATCTACGTTTATGTCAGATCTCAAAGATATGCCAGAAGAAGATCGTCCAAAAGTATTGTTTGTAGTTGACAGTTTGGGTATGCTTATGTCACCAACCGAAGTTACTCAGTTTGAAGCAGGCGACATGAAAGGTGACTTTGGTCGTAAAGCAAAAGCACTAAAAGCACTTGTAACTAACTGTGTTAATATGTTTGGTAGTTACAATGTAGGTATGTGCGTTACTAACCATACTTATGCATCTCAGGATATGTTTGATCCAGATGATAAGATTAGTGGTGGTAGTGGCTTT